TTAGAAAGGACGGTACAAGGCAACTCGATAGTAACCGACTTAAGACGGTTCTTTGAGATCAATAGATCGCCATCGCGACCAGGGACCGCTACTGTTTCCACGTCGCTACCGGTTGAGTTAATAACGTAGTCGCTTGTCACCCGTAGCCCGTGAGTGGTGCTACTAACACCATTAAAAGTAAAACTTCCCATTATGCCATTCTACCTCCTTCCAAATTAGTGTAGTATGCAAGCTCACGCAAGAGCCTGCGCATATTTTCCGGGCTAAAGAAGTTGTCATTAGCCGTGCCGTTTGCGTTAAGCGTGTAGTTGTTTGTAACATTTGAGCTTGAGCTTCCACCGCCTGCATAGCCAAAGCGTGTAGCTAGTGTATCAGTAAGACCACTGACAAGATCACCGCGCCCTGGCAAGTTAAAGCCAAAGCCGTCTGTATATTTCTTGCCAGACTCTACTGTCTTGTTCGCGAGGTCGGTCATTGAGTCGTCTACATAGTAGCCGTATTTCTCAATACCTACTGCCATACCTTCCGGGATAGCGCGTCCGACTTGATCTCTGAATACCTTAGACGGCGAGTTAATAGCCAAAGCAGACCGAGCTGCTGCCACAGCTCCGAATGCAATGCTTGATGCTGCTGATGCAACTGCTCCAGCCATCGCGTAGATACCGCCCATCATACCCTCGCCAATAGACATACCGGCATTATATCCGCCGTTGTATCCGCCGGACATACCGTTATGTGCTGAGGCTTTGAGGTTGCTAGACGCGTTAAATACTGCTCCGTTGTGGCTCGCTACACCGCTAGTAACACCAGTACCAAATTGTGATCCGGCATTTCTACCGTCATGTCCTAGCGATCTGACAGATGCATTAATCATCATCTTCATCGCATTAGACGCACCAGTAGCGATACCTTGCGAGGAATTGATACCACCACCGATACCAGTTCCGAATTGCGAACCGTACTGTTGCCCGTTCATGGACATCGCGAGAAATTGAGCAGAAATAGCAAGGTTCATCATGGAGGCTGCACCAACTGCTACCTGTTGGCCTACACCAATACCAAGTGCGATACCAGAGCCAAATTCAGAACCTTTAGCCTGTCCATCGCTGGCCATGCCGTCCATTGTAGCAGTCGCATTTGATTTGAGGGTACTTGCTGCACCTTGCACGACATCGGACCGGCTCAATACACCATCTCCGACACCCGCACCGAGTTCAGCACCTTTGGCTTGACCCTCACCGAACAAGTTAGCTAGAACACCTAGAGATGCGTTTTTAAGGCCATCTACTGCACCTTGGACCGTTCCCTGGTTCTCTGTGATACCTTGAGCATATCCACCGCTCACTTGTGATCCGCTGTACTTGGCTTCTGTTGGCAAGTTATTAAATGCCTGCTTAGATGCCTCTGTGACTTCTGACGCTGCCTGTTGGACATCGCCTTTTCCAGATCTAATACCCTCTGCGGTCTTTTGAGGAATTTTGCGACCTTTTCCTTCAAAACCTGCATCAGCGAGTGCGCTTCTGAACTCATCACCGATAGCAGTTACCATACTTTCGATTTCGGGCGGTAACTCTTGACCTGTTGCCCGAATACCACGGAGGAAGCCTTCTTTGGCTTTATCTCCTGCCTCGGTCCATTTGCCGTTGAGCCGTCCTAACTGCTCATCTGACGCATCTACGAGGGCCTGCGTTTGGTTGGCCATTTTAGGACCAGCCTGGCGCATTTGCTCGATAAGACCTTGGTCAAGCCCACGTTTAGCGAGCGTTTCGAGGTTCTGCGACCACTTATCAACCGCGTCGATGTTCTTCTGCAAGTTGGCAGTCATTTGATCTGCAGATAAGGCTGTCTGCTGTTCGATAGCCTGGAAAGCATTTTGAACTTCGCCTTTGAGATTCGCAAATTCTTGTTGCGTCATCTCTACAGCTTTTCGCTGTGCTTCATTCATGTTTTCCATCGTATAGATCATACGACCAGACGCATCTTCTGTAGCTTTCGCTTGGGCTTCTAACGAATTTTGAATGATGCCTGTCAAACGTTCTTCTTGTTCGCCTAATTGTGCCTTAGCATCTTGAAGTTTCTTAGAAGCCTCTTCAGCTTCCTCGTCAATCTTCTTACGCATACCCGCTTTTAGAGTATTTTCGGCCCATGTCAAACCTAAGTGCGTTTCTTTCGAATCCACTTCTTCAATGGCTTGTGCGTGTTTCTTTTTAACCTCTGCTTCTTTATCTTCGATTTCAAGCCGTTTCTTGGCAATCTCAACCATTCGCTGTTGTGCCGCCTCGGCTTCCGCTGACTGCTTGGAGATTTCAATCTGCTTACGGATAGCGTCCGTAGTCATGTTGATCGTGCCCGTTGCTTTATCATAAACGAGGTTTAGGCCATCAATACGTGAGTTGAGGATTTCAGCAGCCGAAGCAAGCTCTTTCTTCTGAGCTGCAGTCTTATTCTCGACTGCATTTAGTTCATCGATCTTTCTGACCAGTCGCTCGTTATCTTCTGCTGTAGCTTTGATTTCGTTTCTGCGATCTTTGTAGGATTCGTTGCCTTTGCTCACACTATCGTGCAAGTCGTCAATGGAACGTTTGAATTCTTCGTTCTCAGCCTTGGCTTTCTTTACTTCCTCGCTTTCCTGTGTCAACCATGACACCAGACCAGCGATAGCACCAACAACCAGAAATACTCCACCAGATGAAAGAGAAGCCAAAGCCCCAGCTAGGCCAGTAGTGGCCCCCTGGGCTATGAGTGAGGTACTTGTTAGAGATACCAGGGAAGTGATAAGCGTACCAATTAGGCTACCGATTCCCTTGATAATGGATAGTCCCAGCATCGCTCCTTTAAAGAGCAGTACTGCACCTACGACACCAGCGAATACTGAGATAAGCGGGTCTAATACAGGTTTAAGAAAGCCCAATACACTGACTAGTGATTTAACAACTGGAGTCGCACCACGAATGACACTAATGATTACATTAAAAGTACTGTTTACTGCTCCTTTAATGCTATCAAGGTTCTGGGCAATACTCTTTCCAGTAACGGCTTTGCTCATCTTATCAAACTCGGCAATGACGTTTGCGATCCCTTTTGCTACCGCGTTCACGATGTTGCCGAATGAAGTCTTGATACCCTCAGAGTTTTTCTTTGCCATTTCAGCAAAGCCGTTTGTACCCTTGTTAAGTTCAATCAGTCGCTTACTGAAATCAGTAAACGTGATCTTTCCATCTTGCAAGGCTGAGTAGAAGTCTTTCTGGGCCGATGCACCAGCAAAGCCAAAACTTTCAGCGGTCTTCTGCAAAGCATAAGGCATGGTTTCTTGCAAGGTCTTCCAACTTTGCATATCGACCTTACCGGCTGATAACATCTGGGTGTACTGTTGCAATCCACGGCTTGCATCTTCCGTAGATGCACCAGACGCTAGAAACGCATTATTTAGGGCGATTGTTAACTTCGTAGACTGCTTGAGGTTACCAGTCATTGAGGTTAGCTTCTGGGTTGTACTTACAACTGTATCAAGTGTTGTTGGTAAGCCCTCGATACCCTCAGAAAGTAGCTTAGTAGACGCTGCCACATCTTTTGACGAGTGCCCGAGTGATTTCATCACTTTCGGGAAGCGTTGCAATGTATCGAACCGGTCAATCGCCTTATCCATTGACTGGCTTACAAGGTTCATCGCTGAGCTGACAGCTTTAAAGGCTACCGCACCGACCGAGAAGTTCTTGATCGCGTCTTTGATCTTCTCAAAGCCTTTAGCGCCTTGGCCAGCCTTGTCACCGCCAGCCTTAGCATCTTCACCAGCCTTTTTAAATCCGGCACCGCCCCCCTTGGCTTCCTCGCCAGAGGCTTTTACTTTGTGCCCAGCTTGTTTAAAGCCTTCACCGCCAGAGCTAGCCTCATTGCTAGCTGACTTGATTTTGTTTGATGCCTGTTTAAAACCGTCGCCAGACCTTTGAGCAAGATCAGAGCTTTCTTTTACTTTCTCCCCAGCTTGTTTAAAACCAGAGCCAGAGCGTCCGGCTAGTTCGGAGCTTTCCTTGATTTTCTCGCCAGCTCTTTTAAAGCCGTTCCCAGAGTTGGAAGCGACTTCTGAACTTTCTTTGATCTTCTCACCAGCACGACGAAAGCCGTTACTAGAGGTTTCCGATAGTTTCGCACCTTCGGCCATACGGTCACCGGCACGTTTAAAACCTTGTCCAGCTCTTAAAGCCTTGTCACCAGTAGCCTGGATACCATCTCCGGCACTTTTGACTCCCTGGCCCGATCTTCGAGCTTCGGACTCTAAACGCTTCAAGGCATCTGATAGTTCTGTAAGTTTGCGTCCGTTAACCTGGACGTCAATAACTATCTTTCCATCCGCCATTATTCATCTCCCTCCTTTCCGTCTAATCTATATTTATTTTGTAACCGGCGCATTTTGGCCTTGTACTCGCTATTATCGTTCTTAGAGGGTTTCCAGGACCGTATCTCCACTAATTGAGATACAGCCGTTCCCTC